ATAGCAGAAGCATTACCAGACTTAATTACTATCTTTCTTCCCCACTCAATTCTATCAACAATTAAGTCTTGAGATGAACCGATTTGTGTAAGAGTAACTGTAATAGATTCTGGATCAACAAGTCCAACCCAGTATTCTGGTAAATCAATTACATTAGAGTTAGTTAGTCTACCCCTATAATAAACTCCAGACTCTGGACCCTCTAAACAAACATGACGCAACCTGTATCCAGATTTAGTTGGGTGAGGAATGTCAAAAGGCTTTCTTGAGGTGAGTGTAATTCCACCAGCACGAACTTCGGATGCTGTTACAGTTCCCGAAATATCAATCTTTCCATCACCAATGATCCCAGTATTAACTTGAAGACTATCTATCTGAGCAGTCTTATGATAATAAGGTTCGCAGGCATCCTTTGGATAAGAAGCTCTATCAGCATTATTTTTAAAAATGTATGAATAAATTGTAGAAGGTACTCCCCATGCCTGGCTATCTTCACAATTGGGAGCTCCTGTGGATGGAATAAATTCTCCAGGAAACTCAGCGTCTTTTGGTTGTCCGGGTGATGGCATTTTCAATCTCCTTTTCTAACGTCATAGTGGTATCCAGAAACAGAATATTCATCATTATTTCCTGGATAATCTGAAGGATTTTCACCTTCATATTCTGGAATCAATCTTTCACCATCTGCTCTTGTTGCAAAGATATGATAAAAACAATCAATTGGCATACCTCCATTAGACTGAAGATATACTTTTTCTTCATCAATTCTTTTCACAATTACATTTTGATGTGCTCCAACAGGAGTTAGATTTACAGTAATTGTAGTCCAATCAACAAGTTTTTTCCAGTAAGTGGGAAGAACAATTTCTTTTTTATTTGTAACTCTTCCTCTAAAATAAACATCATTCGAAGGACCTTCGGGGCAAGTATGGCGAAGTCTATATCCAGGTTTGGTTGGGTGAGGAATATCAAAGTTTTTCTTTGCGGCAAGAATATGACCTCCACAGTTAGAAATTATATTCCCACCGGCGACAATATCTCTACCTGCTTGAAGTCTAAAATTAACATCAAGATTTCCCATAATCCCAGCATTATCAGAAACACATAATGCATATGGATTACTTACTGGTTGGCAAAGTGATCCTGGAATATTAGGCGGAACAACATCAGGATCGTTATTGGTGAGAGGTCCAACCATTAAAGTTGCGTATGGGACTGGAAAGTGAGTTGGACTTCCAATTACCATTGGTCCCTCAACAAATGCCGAACCATTTACTTTTTGGTCTCCCTCTTTAATGGCAGGAACAATTCCAGCACCAACTTTTAACTGCCCACCCACATTTATATCATCGTGGCAAAATGACATTTTACTTCTCCTTATACTTGATTATTTTTTCTTTGGAAAGATTGACCCCCACACTTAGAGTCTTTTTTAGAAACTGCATCGGTTACACCTTGGATAATAGATCCATACATTTTTAAAACACCATTTGATATGACCTCACCAGTACCTGGAGTTGCTAATTTATAATGAGCTTTGGCATTCATTAATAATTTTTTAGAATCTGTTTCAATGGTTTCAGTTGCACTGAGACGTATATTTCCTTTATCGTTTGTAGATCCTAAAGCAATTAGTTCAATGTCTGTTCCCTCTAAACGTATTTTTCCATTATTTGCTTTAATAATAATATTACCATTTTTTGCGTTTAACATCAAGCTATCTTGTGCTTCTTCATTAGCACTTCCACACTCAACCTGAAAATTTCCAGGAGAAATAGATGAAGTCCATCCTTTTCTTGGACCATCTTTATCTAAGAAAAATGCATGTTCGCCATCTGGTGTTTGTAAAACTACAGATGCTGTTACATCAGCTTGCTTGTGAATAACACCAAATCCTATTGATCCATGGTCATTCCCATACGTCACAGCAGTATAATTTTGTTTGGCAGTATCTGATGCACCACCATCAAATCTTGGGTCAAATCCAGACCTAGCCTGAGGATCTCTATCTCTTCTTACTCTAGTATTAACTCTATTTCTAGAAATTGGCATCAGTAAATTATTGTACTATTACATCTATTTAATCCAATTAAATAAGTTCTTCAGGAGTTCCTGGAATATTAAACCTAGGATCATTAGAGCTAATATCAGTACCCTGACGCTGAATAGCAGATGGAGGGGTGACAACCTGAGCATCGATACTTTCTTTCAGCGTATCATATACTTGAACAAGTTCTCCGGCAGTTTCATAGAATCCAGCGTAACGAACACCTTCTTTGTAGAATACTGCACCATAATAAGCACGACCATCAACATATCCAGTTTGTTTAAGACCAACTAAATCAGTTACCTGAATTAATTTTGCTTCATCCAAAACAATTGGATCTCTAACAACTTCAAATTGTGGAGCAAAGGTTGCATTTATTCCGGTAGATGTATCAATTCTTATATTGGGATACTCAGTAAATCCAAGTCCAGGATTTAAGACCTTAATTTCAATAATTCTACCAAAAGTATCACAAACATAATCTAAAACAGCGCCGTTACTTGGTTCAATGATGATTTGATCGACACCACAATTATAATTTATTCCAGGGTCTAAAACCTTAACATCCTTCAACCTTAAAGAAACTGGATATGTGGGATTTACATTTAAAAGAGAATTGTCAAGTTGAGGTAAAGGAGCAGGATATGAGTTTCCTGGATCATCAACTTCAACATCAGTAACAACACCCCTTCCTCTTATTCTTTTGGGGCAAGGTGGAGGAATGAGAATTGCAGAAAGAGCTATAGGATTCTGAGTCCAAGACTTTGTAATGCCACTAGAAACTCTTTGCTTCTTGGTAATTTCCGCAAAGAAATATGTTGGGTTTGTATCAAACCCACTATTCTCAATTGCAATATTGGATAGTTCAAATTCCAAAGTCTTTTTACCTTTGCTAATATTAAACTGCGATTTTCTTCTACCTTCAAAAACACTATAAGATTCAGATACTATTTTTCCATCAATTTTCAGTTTCATAATATCATCAGCCTGATGTTCTATAGTATATTGCCCATCCTCAGGAAAATCTACATTACTCCATTTAAATACCCAAGTTTTATTTTGAATCTCTGGATTTGGAACCGCATTAACATCACCGAGAGCAGGAGAAATGAGATCGCCTAGATAGTTTGCAATTGGTGTTGGTCCATCATAGACAATACCAGGTGCTGTTGCAGACAATCTTTGTATATCTGGTGCTGGTGCAGAGGATTCAGAAGCCGCCGTAGTTTCCTTTGTCTTTTTCTTCCAAACCGCAATACCAAACCTTTGCCCTTGACCAGCATAATATTTTCCAAGTGTCAATCTAGTGTTCTCATCCCATTGAATATAATTGCTTTTAGGATTAGTATTATTCCAATCTCCACCAGACCTTATTCTCTTTCCTTTATACCAAGTTCCTTCATTATATCTATGGAATGATGCATCTGGTCCAGCAACGTCTCCAACTGGGCCAAAAGGTCCTCTACCACCACCTAATGACTGATATTTTGGAGGAATAAAAACATCATCAACTTGAACCCATTCTTCGGTTTTTGTCGTTTCTCCTTTCTTAACATTAGCGGGTGCAGGTTTAACTAACCAATCTCTTGTAGTAAAAATCTTTTTTTCAACAGTAACAAGAGTATCTGTTTTTTTCTGTTCTAACTCAACAGAAATAGTTTTTCTACCTCTAGAAATAAAGACCTTCTGAAATTTCGGTTTATTTCTAAAATCTTTCCATTCAATATTACCTGCTGTCGTAATATCAAAGGCCAAACTTCCATCAACATAGATTCGGGCAGTTTCATCTCTTTGTGCGGCAAATGTATAGAATCCATCATAAGGAATATCAACTGTCCAAGAATTTCTATACACAACACCACTACCATCACTTCCTGGAGTATTCCTTGGAGGAACAGGAGATATTGCATATCTATCCAAAAACTTACTCCATCTTGTAATTCCTGCCTCTGCCATTGCACTAGAATAAGAAACTGGCCACCATCTCTCTTGAGAATTAGGAAATCTAGTACTCCAGATAGGATTATTCGGACATCTACCTTCCTGCTGAACTATTGGTTCTTGTGGAATTGGTGGAAGAGGAGCATCAATTCTAACAGCAACTCCCATTGGATTATCATTCCAAGATCTCGCTGTAACAACTTTCTCAGAGCCAGTGGCAACAATGTTTATTGCCAAGACCATTGGATTTACTGACAATGGACCAAAATTAGCTTGTTCTAACTCAGCCCGAATTCTATATTTTCCCGCTTTAAAAAACTTAGTATCCACCGATTTGCCAGTGCTTTGACCCGGACCAGTATATCCTCTTTTCCTAATAATAATTTCATCACCACCATTATCTACAGATCTAAGTCCGTTTCCTATATTAGTACTACCACCACCATCTCTATTACCAATATAAATTGTTGCATTATCATCAACCCAAGTTTCAATTGTATAATTTCCATCTACTGGAAAATCTATATTACTCCACCGTATAACATGAACTCCAGGATATCCTTCTCTTTGTGCTCTAGAAGAACTTGGATCAAAAGGCATAACCCCATATCTATTTGCGAAATCAGCATCCCTAAACCCTCTACCAATATTAGTCTTCCAAAGTTTTTTATCCGCTTTATTAATATAATCAGAAGTGTTAAAAACATTTCTGGTCTTAGGACCAGAAGAATTAGTAGATTTTCCAGCCTCAATAGTTGGTTTGCTTCCAGCAAAGAAACTTTTTTTAACTTTACCACTATTGCCCGTCTGTTTTAGAGTTACTCCACCAACACTAATACTTTGAACTGCAACACCAAAAGTATTTGGATTATCACTCCACGTCAAACTAACAGTAATTTTTCCAGGTTTATCAAAAAGAATTTTTTTACCATCACCACTAATTTTAGCATTCATTCCCCTATCAAAAGAGTCAATTGCAAATATTGCATTTGCATCATTACCCTCACCATCTTTAATAAGAACTTCTTTATTCTGCTTAACATTGAGTGATTTATTTTCTGGATTCAGTCCCGCATATCCAATAGCAAGATTACCTCCACCACCCCCAGAAGATCCTTGAGAAGATGATTGTTGTGGAGGATTTTCTTCAACAGGTAAATTAAGTAAATCTATTCTAATTCTATGTACTCCAGACTTAACATTTCTCCTTACCGCATTAGGAGTGTCTCGAAATCCTCTAAGATTATCAATAAGTTGATTATCTAGATAAAGCTGAGCAGAGTTGTCGCATAATCCTTTGAAAACATATTCTCCATCATAAGGAAAATTCTCCTCCCACTCAAAAGTAAATGGTATTCCAGCAAAATCGCTACCAGGAACATTTGATGGGGGAACAGGAGATATCGCAAACCTATTCATAAAAGCATTCCAGGCAACTGGGTCTTTAACACCAGCAGCTCTTTGTTTTTCTAAAAATGGTTCATCTGTAACATCAAATTTAGTTCTTGTTATCTTATTTGATGAAGTAAGTCTAAGAGGTGCTTCTTTCCTGGTTGTCCACCAAGGTTTTGATAATCTTTGAAGGAAATCTTGATACTCTTGAATTTCTCTACGGATTGGGTCTTTATCAAGGTTGGCATATATTGTCGGATCCCATTTTCCAATAACATTTCCATTGGGGTCATACCTCAAACCATAGGTAATTTCATCAGTATCACAGAGTTCAAAATTATAGTCTTCATAATCATTTTCTTGATCATAATACTCTACAGTTTCTATAACTTCGCCAAGAATAGCTCTTACAACAGATCCAGCACCAATACCACAACTATCAGTAACTTCCACGATTGGAGGATATTGATATCCATATCCACTATGAATCAAATCAACTGCAAGAAGAGACCCATCAAGTCCAATAACAGGATTGCCTTGAACTCCTACACCACCGCCACCATAAAAATAAACCTTAGCTGGTCCGCATTCTTTTTCTAATACAATTCCCTCGCAACTTTTTTCGGAAGAAACTAGATCATTTGGAGTGAGATTGTTAACCTCATTTATATTCAGATATTTTACAAAACTTCTAGTTTTAAATACAAATTGAGTACCAGGATTTCTCTGAGCATAATGATTGGCTTCACAAATTGTGACATTATCAACAAATCCTCGATCTGTTGATATGTAACCAACCTTAATACTATCTTTTTGAGCTTCTCCAAAAATATCAAAAGACATTCTTTTTTATTCTTACTACTGTCTCATATCCTTAGACATATTTATCACACTACCTACGCAAATCAACATCCGCAGTTGCCTTCGATGGTTCAGCAAACTGAAGAGGTTCGATGGAGCGAGCAGTGGATGGTTTAGATGATGCATTTTCAACACCCTTAACACTAGGCGTTTGACTGTCTGGTTTAGCAACACCACCTCTAGCAAATGTATAGCAATCGGAGACTGCAACATTTGGTTTTAATTCGCAACCAAATATATCCAATTTTATATTAGTAAAACTCAAAGCAGAACTCATATTACCTGATATACCACCAATTAGTGATGTTATATCAGAAAATGCTCCACTGACACCAGCAATTTCTTTCTGAATATCCTCCAAAAATGCATTCAAGTTTTCTAAAACAGTATTATTTGCTTCAGTAATTTGTTGCTTATGAAAGGATATCACATTACCAACAAGGTCTTCAGCATAACACATTGGAACTTGTGGAGATGATTTTGTCCCAAAGTTTCCACTTTGCCTCACAAGTCTTTCCAATTCATCTGGTTTTAATGCTTGATTTAAAAGACCTTCAATTAAAGCACACAATCCCTGAGTTATTTTATTATATAAACAAAGAATCAATTCAATAAGTATTTCTTTTATATCAGAAAACATATGTCTCATTGATGAAGGAATTGCAGAGACAATCTTTGTAGTTTCTTTATTGAGAATTTTAAGAACATACTCCATTATCTTATCAAAAATCAATTTCAAATACTTCGCAATTTCACATGCAGCACTTGAGATTAAACTCTGTAAGGAAGAAACTGTATTACTAACCGCGTCAATATAAGAATTAATAGAGTTTAAATACTTATCAATTTTTTGAGTAAGATTGTCGAGAACAGTTTGAACTCCCTTCAATGCTGACCCAACCTTATCATCAGGTTTCATTAGAGGAATACATTCTCCAAGTTTTTCTTCTCTCTTTACATGAGATGCATTTAATTTATGTACAGAATCAACCTGCTCAATAGTAGCTCCAGGTTGAGATGGAGAACCTGGAGAATTTGCTTGCTGACACCTATTTTTAATTCCCTCAGCAACCTTCTGCTGTATAAAATCTTCTCTTGCAGGTCCCGTCAAACCACGAGAATCTGCTTCAACTCTAGCACTTTGGGCATCTGCAAATTGTGCTTTGGTGAGAGATAAATCTGGTCTTAGACCATTCTTATTTAATTTTACGCCAGGTGGAGGAGCAGCACACTCCTGAGTTTGTTCTGCTGCCTTTGGCTTTTCAACTTCCTTTCCATAATCAGGAACCTTTTCCTTTGTTTCTCTACTCTTTGGATCTTGCTCTTGAGCAAAACCAGAAGTACCAGAAAAGTTAGAAGAAGTTAATCCAATCCTAGTTGAAAGATTTGTTTGAGAATTATTACCAAGAATTCCCATAATAACAGGAACTTGCTGGTCCTGACCATCAAGAAAGAATCCAAACACAAACATTCCCTGGCGAAGATTGGAAGTTTGCCCAGAGTTAGCCTGACCACCACCAGAAGTCACAGGATACATTACTTGTGCCCAAGGAAGTTGATCCGATGGCAACACTTCTTCTTCTTGATCGTGAAGACCAACAATCCTTACTTTATATCTCCTACCCCAACCAGGAATAGACCCCTTGCTCTCATGAATTCCAGGAGTTATGTTATCTCTCCAATAAGAATCATCGGCAATCTGTCCGATCCACCAGTTGAAATGAGAACCAAGAAATCCAGGATTAAATAAAGTTCCTTCGCTCATCAGTCTTCATACATCCTACATTCGAGAGCATTAGGATTCTCATTACAATAAAGTTCAAGAGAAGAAGGATCACGATTTTCATCTGGATGATTTTCTACCCATTTTTCCAGAGATTTCAATTCTCCCTCAACATGTCTCCTTGCTTGAGGCGAAGTTGTTGGATCATCCAAAACTTTTTTATCAAACTCAATATGCTTTTCTACGCTATCCATTGAACTGTTGTGATAGTTACTACTATTTAACAAGTTTATACAAATTTAACTTTTGAAGTTGGAGATCCTTTCCTACCAGTAGAATCTCTTACTGCAACTATTTTCGTATATCCACCCTCAGATAAACTAATATAATGACAAAGATCTGCGATTATATAATATCCACCAAGATATTCATCCATCTCCTGTTCATCTTTGTTTGAAAGTTCTGGAGTATCT